GGGCTTTAAAATCACTTAACGGTTTAAGGAAATAAAAAAAGGGGCGCTAGGCCCCTTTCTTATTTTATTATTTCTTTAAATCTTGGATCTCTTTATCAAGATCTTTTATCGCCTCGATAAGTAAACCAACCAAGTTTGAGTAAGCTACCGCTAAGTGTCCATCGGATTCCCTTGTCGAGATAACTTCTGGGACAACTTTTTGAACTTCCTGTGCAATAACACCCATTTTCAAAGATTTATCTTCAATATCATTTCTTGTATAGTTAACACCTCTCATATTTCTTACTTTATTTAAGGCATCACTAATTGTAACAACATTGTCCTTAACTCTTTGATCTGAGTATGCAATAACATCAGCAGATGCGTAGATAGTACCAGTAACATCTAATGTATATGCTGGAGTAGCGTTGTTAATACCTAATCTTGTATTAGCTATATCCGCTTTCAAGAAGCTAACGCTTTGTACTTGTGTTGTACTCACAGTTCTAACTAAGTAGTCAGGTTGGTTTGTGAATGAACCACCGCTGATACCTGATGTACCGCTAATTGATTGTCCACTTGTTCCAGCAACACCTGATGTACCGTTTGAACCATTAATACCTGAAGTACCACCAGCTCCATTTGCACCTGAGTTACCAGCAGCTCCAGCGGTACCATTTGTACCATTTGCACCAGATGTACCATTTGTACCAGATGTACCTGAAGAAGCTGACAATCTACCAGTACCAGCCGTACCGCCAGCACCTGAAGTACCAGATGTACCTGAAGTACCAGAAGATCCGTTAGCACCCGAAGTACCGTTAGCACCAACACCTGATGTACCAGCACCTGATGTACCTGAAGTACCAGCTGTTGCTGAAGTACCAGAAGAACCAGCTGTACGAGAAAGACCCGATACACCACCAGTACCAGTTGTACCACCTGTTGCAGAAGAACCTGATAAACCACTAATACCTGAGTTACCGTTGTTACCAGACGTACCGTTTGTACCAGTTGATCCTGAAGAACCAGAAGTACGAGATAAACCACTAGCCCCAGCGTTACCATTATTACCAACAGTACCGTTTGTACCAGTTGATCCTGAACTACCTGATGTACCACTTGCCTGTGTTACGCCAAAACCTGCGCTTAATGCATTAGCACCCACAGTACCATTTGTACCGCTTGATCCTGAAGAACCAGAAGAGCCAGAGTTTGCAGAAGCACCAATGTTACCAGCATTACCTGAAGTACCATTTGTACCAGTTGATCCAGATGAGCCACTTAATGCTGACGCACCTATGTTACCCGCAGCACCGTTTGTACCATTAGACCCTGAAGAACCAGATGAACCAGAGGCTCCTGAGTTAGCAACTAAACCTATTGTACCGCTTGTACCTGAAGAACCACTTGATCCTGAAGCACCTGATATTCTATCATTACCACTTGTACCCTGAGTACCAGTTGATCCAGAAGATCCAGATGAACCAGAGTTTGCCGATAATCCGTTAGCACCAGCATTACCTGAGGTACCGTTTGTACCTGTAGATCCAGACGAACCACTCAATGCTGATGCACCAATGTTACCCGCAGCACCATTTGTACCATTTGTTCCCGAAGAACCAGATGTACCTGAAAGTGTACTTGTACCAGAAGGAACAACCAAACCATTTGTACCAGCCGTACCTGTAGATCCAGATGAACCACTATTACCTGAGTTACCGTTAGCGCCATTGTTACCGTTAGTACCGTTTGTACCATTTGAACCCGATAAACCACTATTACCTGAGTTACCGTTAGCGCCATTGTTACCGTTAGTACCAGTAGAACCATTTGTACCACTTAAGCCAGAGTTACCGCTGTTACCATTCACACCGATAGTACCATTTGTTCCTGAAGAACCACTTGATCCAGAAGAACCAGATAATCTTGATAAACCTGAAACACCATCTGTACCTGAAGTACCAGTTGATCCAGCTGAACCTGAAGAACCTGAGCTTCTGCTTAAACCCGATTGACCATCTGTACCTGAGGTACCTGATGTTCCAGCTGTTGCAGAAGAACCAGCTAATCTACTTAAACCTGATGTACCAACCGTACCGTTTGTTCCTGAAGAACCACTTGATCCAGACGAACCTGAAGCACCTGAGTTAGCCATTAAACCGACTGTACCGTTTGTACCGTTTGAACCACTTGAACCAGATGCACCACTTACAGCGTTGTTACCATTGTTACCTGAGGTACCGTTTGTACCTGTAGATCCAGACGAACCACTCAATGCTGATGCACCATTACCACCGTTTATACCGTTTGTACCAGTTGACCCTGAAGAACCGCTAGAGCCAGAGTTAGCACTCAATCCGTTGTTACCCGCAGCACCATTTGTACCAAACGTACCTGATGATCCTGAAGAACCTGAAAGTGTACTTGTGCCAGAAGGAACGGCTAAACCATTTGTACCAGCCGTACCTGTAGATCCAGATGAACCAGAAGATGCTGAAGAACCACTTAATTGTGATAAACCTGAGTTACCAGTTGTACCTGAAGTACCAGTTGAACCACTGGTACCTGAAGAACCAGAGTTTCTTGATAACCCTGACGCACCATCAGTACCCGCAGTACCAGTTGTACCAGAAGAACCTGAAGTTGCAGAAGAACCAGCTAATCTACTTAAACCTGATGTACCATTTGTACCATTTGTTCCTGAAGAACCAGATGACCCTGAGGAACCAGAAGCACCTGAGTTAGCCATTAAACCAACAGTACCGTTTGTACCATTAGATCCTGAAGAGCCTGAAGCGCCACTTACCGCATTGTTACCATTATTACCGTTAGTACCGTTTGTACCTGTAGATCCAGACGAACCTGAGTTTGCAGAGGCACCACTATTACCAGCAGCTCCAGCAGTACCATTTGTACCAGTTGTTCCTGAAGAACCTGAAGAACCCGACAATTGTGATAAACCACTATTACCAGCAACACCCGCAGTACCAGTTGTACCAGAAGTTCCTGAAGAACCACTTATCGCAGAAAAAGTACTTTGACCTGAAGTTGCGTTAAGACCGTTTGTACCAGACGTACCTGATGAACCAGCTGTTGCTGAAGAACCAGACAACCTACTTAAACCAGAAACACCATCTGTACCTGAAGTACCTGTTGAACCAGCTGATCCAGAAGAACCTGATGTATCACTTGCAGCGGATATACCATCTGTACCTGAAGTACCTGATGTACCAGCTGTTGCTGAAGAACCAGACAATCTTGATAAACCTGATGTACCAACTGTACCATTTGTTCCTGAAGAACCAGATGAAGCAGATGAGCCACTTAATGCGCTTAAACCGTTATTACCAGCATTACCTGAAGTACCATTTGTACCAGTTGATCCAGATGAACCACTTAATGCTGACGCACCTATGTTACCTGCCACACCATTTGTACCATTTGAACCTGAGGTTGCAGATGAACCACTTAATTGTGATAAACCTGAAGCGCCAGCTGTACCTGAAGTACCAGTTGTACCTGATGTCGCTGATGAACCGCTATTTAAGCTTAATCCTGAAGCACCCGCAGTACCATTTGTTCCTGAAGAACCTGAAGTTGCTGAAGAACCAGAACTACCACTTAAACCACTATTACCTGAATTACCCGCAGTACCATTTGTACCTGTTGATCCTGAAGAACCTGAGGTCCCTGAAGATCTACTCAATGCCGATGCACCGTCTGTACCAGCGGTACCAGTTGTTCCAGAAGTACCTGAAGTACCAGCAGAGCCAGATAATCTTGACAATCCTGATGTACCAACTGTACCGTTTGTTCCTGAAGAACCTGAAGAAGCGCTTGATCCGCTTAATTGAGACAATCCTGAATTACCAGCTGTTCCGTTTGATCCGCTCGTACCTGAAGTTGCGGATGAACCAGATGAACCTGCGCTACCACTTAATTGTGATAAACCGTTTGTACCCGCAGTACCTGTTGATCCAGAAGATGCTGAAGAACCAGCTGTTGCACTCAATCCTGAGTTACCAGCCGCACCTGAAGTACCGTTTGAACCTGTACTACCTGAGCTACCAGATGTACCAGAAGATCTACTCAAACCAGATTGGCCATTAGTACCTGAAGTACCAGTTGAACCAGCTGAACCTGAGCTACCACTTAATTGTGATAGACCATTTGTACCTGCTGTACCTGAAGTAGCTGAAGTACCAGCTGATCCTGAAGAACCGCTATTTGCACTAGCACCATTTGTACCGTTTGTACCAGTTGATCCACTTGATCCAGATGTTCCACTTGATTTACTTAATGATGATTGACCATCTGTTCCATTTGTTCCAGAAGAACCACTTGTTCCTGAAGAACCTGAAGATCTACTTAAACCTGATGTACCATTTGTTCCTGAAGAACCTGAAGAAGCAGAAGAGCCACTTAATTGTGACAACCCTGAAGCGCCAGCTGTACCTGAAGTACCAGTTGTACCTGAGCTAGCTGAAGAACCAGCAGACCCTGAAGAACCACTTAATTGAGACAACCCTGAAGTACCAGCTGTTCCGCTTGTTGCAGAAGAAGCCGAAGTTCCAGAGGATGCTGAAGCACCTGATACACCCGCAGTACCGTCAGTACCTTTAGAACCACTAGAACCAGAAGTTCCTGAAGTTCCTGAAGTTACACTTAAACCACTATTTGCAGCTAAACCTGAAGTACCAACCGTACCTGAAGTTGCTGAAGACCCTGAAGTTCCAGCTGAGCCACTATTATTACTTGAACCAATTGTACCAGCAGTACCAGTTGAACCTGAAGAACCTGAAGTTCCAGAACTTCTACTTAATGCTGAAGCACCATCTGTACCATTTGTTCCTGAAGACCCAGACGTTCCTGAAGATCCTGAAGATCTACTTAAACCTGAAGTACCATTTGTACCACTTGAACCAGAAGAAGCAGAAGATCCACTTAATTGTGACAACCCTGAAGCACCTGCTGTACCGCTTGAACCAGAAGTACCTGAAGTTGCTGAAGAACCACTAGAACCAGACAATCTTGATAAACCTGATGTACCAACTGTTCCTGAGGTGGCTGAAGAACCAGCAGACCCTGAAGAACCACTGTTTGCTGATTGACCACTCGTACCGTTTGTACCAGTTGATCCTGAAGAACCAGAAGTTGCTGAAGAACCCGAGTTGGCACTCAATCCTGAAGTAGCCGCTGAACCTGAACTACCTGAAGTTCCTGAAGTCGCAGATGTACCCGCAGAACCACTTGAACCTGATAATTGAGATAAACCATTTGTACCAGCTGTACCTGTAGTACCAGAAGATGCACTTGTACCTGATGAACCCGCATTTGCAGATGCACCATTTGTACCATTTGTACCTGTAGACCCACTAGAACCTGAAGTTCCAGCTGAGCCACTATTATTTGAAGAACCTGAGGTTCCAGCTGTACCTGAAGTTGCTGAAGAACCACTAGAACCTGATGAACCCGCATTTGCAGAAGCACCATTTGTACCATTTGTTCCAGTTGTACCACTTGTTGCCGAAGAACCTGAGGTTGAACTTAAACCACTATTACCAGCATTACCTGAAGTACCATTTGTACCCGTAGACCCAGACGAACCTGAAGTTCCTGAAGAACCTGAGCTTCTACTTAAACCTGATTGACCATCTGTACCTGAAGTACCAGTTGAACCAGCTGATCCCGATGTACCTGAAGTATCACTTGTAGCAGACACACCATCCGTACCTGAAGTACCAGACGTTCCAGCTGTTGCTGAAGAACCAGACAGTCTTGATAAACCGTTTGTACCAGCGGTACCAGTTGTTCCAGAAGAACCACTTGATGCGCTTGATCCACTTAATTGTGATAAACCAGAAAGACCCGCAGTACCATTTGTACCAGTAGATCCTGAAGATGCTGAAGTACCGCTTGAACCACTATTTGCCGATTGACCACTTGTACCAGCGCTACCTGAAGATGCTGATGATCCTGAAGAACCAGATGTTCCAGAAGTTGCACTTGATCCAGCACTACCTGAAGATCCGCTTAATTGAGACAATCCTGAGGTTCCAACCGTTCCAGAAGTTGCTGAAGAACCTGATGTAGCGGAGCTACCACTATTCGCACTCGCACCATTAGTACCATTTGTACCCGTAGAACCTGAAGAACCTGATGTTCCACTTGATCTACTTAATGATGATTGACCATCTGTTCCAGAAGTTCCTGTAGAACCTGAAGAACCACTTGTTCCAGAAGTATCACTTGTAGCAGACACACCATCTGTACCTGAAGTACCTGATGTACCAGCTGTTGCTGAAGAACCACTTAATCTACCCAATCCTGAAGTACCAGCGGTACCACTTGTAGCAGATGAACCAGAAGTTGCTGAAGAACCACTATTTGCACTCGCACCCGAAGTTCCATTAGAACCAGTTGAACCTGATGTTCCAGAAGTTGCTGAAGAACCAGCAGAACCACTTAAACCTGAGGATCCAGCTGTTCCTGAAGTTGCACTAGACCCTGAAGAACCTGAACTACCAGATGAACTACTTAAAGCTGAAGAACCAACTGTACCAGTAGTACCTGATGTACCACTTGATGCGGATGTTCCTGAAGAACCACTATTTGCAGCTAAACCTGAAGTACCATTTGTACCAGTTGATCCGCTTGATCCTGAAGAACCTGATGTTCCCGAAGATTTACTTAATGCAGAAGCACCGTCTGTACCAGCTGAACCACTTGATCCTGAAGAACCAGAAGTTCCTGAAGTTGCTGATGTTCCCGCTGAACCTGAGCTACCGCTTAACTGAGATAATCCAGATGTACCGACCGTACCTGAGGTCGCTGAAGAACCACTTGTAGCTGAACTACCTGAGTTAGCTGAAGCACCATTTGTACCGTTTGAACCAGTCGATCCAGATGAACCTGATGTTCCAGAACTTCTGCTTAAACCAGACTGGCCATCCGTACCTGAAGTACCAGTTGAACCACTTGATCCAGATGTACCTGAAGTATCACTTAAAGCAGATTGACCATCCGTACCTGAAGTACCTGATGTACCAGCCGTTGCTGAAGAACCTGATAATCTACTTAAACCTGAGGTTCCAACCGTACCTGAAGTAGCTGAAGAACCTGAAGTAGCTGAGCTACCACTATTCGCTGATTGGCCACTTGTACCAGCAGAACCAGAAGACCCACTTGTACCAGATGTTGCTGAAGAGCCAGCTGAACCCGCACTACCACTTAATTGTGATAAACCACTTGTACCAGCTGTACCTGAAGTTGCTGAACTACCAGAAGTAGCTGAAGAACCTGAGTTTGCTGATGCACCGTTTGTACCGTTTGTACCAGTTGAACCTGAAGAACCTGAAGTTCCAGAACTTCTACTTAATGCTGAAGCACCATCTGTACCAGAAGAACCTGAACTACCAGAAGAACCTGAAGTTCCACTTGTAGCCGAAGTACCCGCACTACCTGAAGATCCAGATAATTGAGATAAACCGTTTGTACCAGCGGTTCCTGAAGTAGCGGAGCTACCTGATGTTGCTGAAGAACCACTATTTGCGCTTAAACCAGATGTACCGTTTGTTCCTGTACTACCTGAAGATGCTGATGTACCAGCCGATCCTGAAGACGCTGATAAACCAGATGACCCTGAAGTTCCTGAGGTTGCAGAAGAACCTGCACTACCAGCTGAACCGCTTAACGCTGAACTACCTGATGTTCCAGAAGTTGCTGAAGAACCCGAACTACCAGCAGAACCCGAAAGTTGACTTAAACCTGATGTACCAGCTGTTCCTGATGTAGCTGAAGTCCCAGCAGAACCTGAGCTACCACTATTTGCACTTGCACCATTTGTACCGTTTGTACCTGTAGACCCACTAGAACCTGATGTACCCGAAGATCTACTCAAAGCAGACGCACCGTCCGTACCATTTGTTCCAGAAGAACCTGATGTACCCGATGAACCTGAAGATCTACTTAAACCCGATGTACCGTTTGTTCCTGAAGAACCGCTTGATGCACTCGATCCGCTTAATTGTGATAAACCTGAGTTACCAGCGGTACCTGAAGTACCAGTTGTACCTGAGCTAGCTGAAGAACCAGCAGACCCTGAAGAACCGCTTAATTGTGACAAACCTGATGTACCTGCGGTACCGCTTGTTGCGGAACTACCAGAAGTTGCTGAAGAACCTGAATTTGCGGATGCACCATTTGTACCGTTTGTACCTGTAGACCCACTAGAACCTGATGTACCCGAAGATCTACTCAATGCCGATGCCCCATCAGTACCTGCTGATCCTGAACTACCTGAACTACCTGAAGTTCCAGAAGTTGCTGAAGTTCCAGCCGATCCTGAAGAACCTGATAATTGAGATAAACCATTTGTACCAGCTGTACCTGAAGTTGCAGAAGAACCACTTGATCCTGAAGATCCAGAGTTTGCAGAAGCACCAACAGTACCGCTTGTACCACTTGATCCTGAAGAACCTGAAGTTCCAGCAGAACCACTATTATTTGAAGAACCTGAAGTTCCAGTTGTACCAGTTGTACCTGAAGAAGCGCTTGTACCAGATGAACCAGAGTTAGCTGAAGCACCATTTGTACCGCTTGTACCAGTTGTACCGCTTGTTGCAGAAGAACCTGAAGTTGCGCTTAAACCACTATTACCTGCATTACCTGAAGTACCGTTTGTACCAGTTGATCCGCTTGATCCTGAAGAACCAGAAGTTCCTGAAGATTTACTTAATGCAGAAGCACCGTCTGTACCAGCTGAACCTGAAGATCCACTTGATCCAGATGTACCTGAAGTAGCTGAAGTTCCAGCAGAACCCGATGAACCACTCAATTGAGACAAACCAGAAGTACCAGCTGTGCCTGAGGTTGCGGATGAACCAGAAGTTGCTGAAGACCCTGAATTTGCGGATGCACCATTTGTACCAGCTGATCCTGAAGATCCACTTGAACCTGATGTACCACTTGATTTACTTAATGCCGATTGACCATCTGTACCTGATGTACCAGTTGAACCGCTTGAACCAGACGTTCCTGAAGTATCTGATGTAGCTGATTGTCCATCCGTACCTGAAGTACCAGACGTTCCAGCTGTTGCTGAAGAACCAGACAATCTTGATAAACCTGATGTACCAACTGTTCCTGAAGTTGCAGATGAACCTGAAGTTGCTGAAGAACCACTATTTGCTGATTGACCACTTGTACCAGCAGAACCTGAAGATCCTGAAGATCCTGATGTACCACTAGTTGCTGAAGAACCAGCGGATCCAGCACTACCGCTTAATTGTGATAAACCACTTGTACCAGCTGTACCTGAAGTAGCGGAAGAACCTGATGTTGCTGAACTACCAGAGTTTGCAGAAGCACCATTTGTACCCGCAGTTCCAGTTGATCCTGATGAACCAGAGGTACCACTTGATTTACTTAAAGCGGATGCTCCATCAGTACCAGCCGATCCTGAAGACCCGCTTGATCCAGAAGTTCCTGAAGTTGCTGATGTACCAGCGGATCCACTTGACCCACTCAATTGTGACAACCCTGATGTACCAGCGGTTCCTGAGGTAGCTGAACTACCTGAAGTTGCGGATGAACCACTATTTGCGGCTAAACCTGAAGTACCATTAGAACCTGTAGAACCAGAAGATGCTGATGTACCAGAAGATGCTGATAATGCACTTAAACCTGAAGAACCTGCGGTTCCTGACGTTGCTGAAGAACCTGAACTACCAGCAGAACTGCTTAACGCTGAACTACCAGAGGTACCTGTTGTACCACTTGTTGCGGAACTACCGCTTGTCGCAGAAGAACCGCTATTTGCAGCTAAACCTGAAGTACCATTTGTACCAGTAGAACCTGAAGATCCACTTGAACCAGATGTACCTGAAGATTTACTTAATGCTGACGCACCATCAGTACCCGCACTACCTGAAGAACCAGAAGAACCTGATGTTCCTGAAGTCGCAGATGTACCCGCTGAACCAGAAGAACCACTTAATTGAGACAATCCTGATGTACCAACTGTACCTGAAGTTGCGGATGAACCAGAAGAAGCTGAAGTTCCTGAAGAAGCTGAAGCCCCACTAGAACCAGCTGAACCAGTTGACCCACTTGTTCCTGAGGTTGCGGATGAACCCGCAGAACCTGAAGAACCACTATTAGCTGAAGAACCAACTGTACCAGTAGTACCTGATGTACCACTTGATGCGCTTGTTCCTGATGAACCTGAATTTGAACTTAATCCTGAAGTACCATTTGTACCTGAAGTTGCTGAAGATCCGCTTGACGCTGATGTCCCTGAAGACGCTGATGCTCCCGAAGAACCGTTAGAACCTGTAGAACCAGAGGTACCACTTGTTGCTGAACTACCAGAAGACGCTGATAAACCAGATGAACCTGCGGTTCCTGAAGTTGCTGAAGATCCTGATGAAGCTGAACTACCAGAATTAGCTGATAAACCTGAGGTACCATTTGTACCTGAAGTTGCTGAAGAACCAGCTGTACCACTTGTTGCTGAAGACGCTGAAGCTCCTGATGAACCACTTGTTCCTGTAGAACCAGCTGTACCGCTTGTTGCTGAACTACCAGAAGATGCTGACAACCCACTTGAACCAGCTGAGCCAGAAGTTGCGGATGATCCTGATGTAGCAGAGCTACCACTATTTGCACTCAACCCTGATGTACCATTTGTTCCACTTGTAGCTGAACTACCAGAAGAAGCGGATGTACCTGAAGAAGCTGAAGCACCTGAAGCACCAGCTGTACCGCTTGAACCAGAGGTACCTGAAGTTGCAGAAGAACCACTTGAAGCACTTAAACCTGAAGAACCAGCTGTACCTGAAGTAGCGGAGCTACCTGAAGTCGCTGAGGATCCGCTTAATGCGCTTAAACCACTTGTACCATTTGTTCCTGAAGTTGCGGATGAACCAGAAGATGCTGATGTACCTGAAGAAGCTGAAGCTCCTGATGACCCTACTGAACCTGAAGAACCTGATGTTCCTGACGTAGCAGAACTACCAGAACTTGCACTCAATCCTGAAGAACCTGCGGTTCCTGAAGTTGCTGAGGATCCTGATGTGGCAGAGCTACCACTATTTGAAGATAGACCTGACGTACCAGCTGTTCCTGAAGTAGCGGAGCTACCTGAAGAACCTGATGAACCAGAACTATTACTATTTCCACTCGAACCTGCGGTTCCTGAAGAAGCTGAACTTCCTGAAGAACCCGATGTACCACTAGTTGCAGATGACCCACTTGTAGCGGATGATCCAGAATTAGCAGCTAAACCTGAAGTACCATTTGTACCTGAAGTTGCTGAAGATCCGCTTGACGCTGATGTCCCTGAAGATGCGCTTAAACCTGAAGAACCAGCTGATCCAGCTGAACCTGATGTTCCTGACGTAGCAGAACTACCAGAAGATGCGCTTAAACCTGAACTACCTGATGTACCGCTTGTAGCAGAGCTACCTGAGGTTGCAGAAGAACCTGAATTAGAACTCAACCCTGATGTACCATTTGTTCCTGAAGTTGCGGATGAACCAGAAGATGCTGATGTACCTGAAGAAGCTGAAGCTCCTGATGAACCAGCGGAACCACTTGTTCCCGAAGTACCAGAAGATGCTGAACTACCAGAAGATGCACTTAAACCTGAAGAACCAGCTGTACCTGAAGTTGCAGAAGAACCAGAGGAAGCTGATGACCCACTATTTGAGGCTAAACCTGAAGTACCATTTGTTCCACTTGTAGCTGAACTACCAGAAGAAGCTGATGTACCAGAAGAAGCTGAAGCCCCTGAAGAACCTGATGTACCAGATGATCCTGAAGTAGCGGAAGTTCCTGAAGAACCCGCTGAACCAGAGCTACCACTATTTGCGGCTAAACCAGAAGTACCATTTGTACCTGAAGTTGCGGAAGAACCAGAAGAAGCTGAAGTTCCTGAAGAAGCTGATGCTCCCGAAGAACCGTTAGAACCTGTAGAACCAGATGTTCCACTTGTTGCTGAAGATCCAGAAGAAGAACTTAAACCTGAAGAACCAACTGTTCCTGAGGTTGCGGATGAACCTGATGTTCCTGAAGAACCAGAGTTACTAGATAAACCGCCAGTACCATTTGTACCCGTAGAACCGCTTGAACCAGATGTTGCTGAAATAGCAGAAATACCATCAGCACCATCAACACCGCTTGAACCAGATGTACCTGAAGAACCCGAAGAACCTGATGTTTTACTTGAACCAGCTAAACCGCTTGTACCTGTCGTACCTGAAGTCGCAGATGTACCTGAAGTTGCAGAAGAACCACTATTTGAAGATAATCCTGAAGTACCGTTTGTTCCTGAAGTTGCTGAAGATCCGCTTGATGCAGATGTTCCTGATGTTGAAGAAACACCGCTTGATCCAGCTGTACCAGAAGTTGCTGAAGAACCTGAGGTTGCTGAACTACCAGAAGATGCAGATAAACCCGAAGATCCTGATGTACCACTTGTAGCAGAACTACCTGAGGTTGCAGAAGAACCACTATTTGAAGATAAACCCGAAGTACCGTTTGTTCCTGAAGTTGCAGAAGAACCAGATGATGCAGACGTACCTGAAGTTGCTGAAGCACCTGAAGAACCAGCGCTACCTGTTGATCCTGATGTTCCTGATGTAGCACTTGATCCAGCTGAACCAGAAGACGCACTTAAACCAGAAGTACCAACTGTACCAGAAGTTGCTGAAGAACCTGAAGAAGCTGAAGCGCCAGAATTACCACCAGTTCCTGAAGTTCCTGAAGAACCACTTGAACCAGATGAGAATGATAATCTACTTTGACCAGCAACACCAGTTGTACCATTTGTACCAGAAGAACCAGAAGAACCTGAAGTTTCACTTAAACCACTGTTTGAACTAGCACCATTTGTACCGCTAGAACCTGAGGTTGCAGAAGAACCTGAGGTTGCGCTTGAACCACTATTTGCGGCTAAACCAGAAGTACCGATTGTACCTGAAGTTGCAGACGAACCTGAAGATGCTGCTGAACCTGATGACCCACTTTCACCACTTGAACCATTAGAACCTGATGTTCCTGAAGAACCAGCTGTTCCTGAAGAGGCTGAGTCGCCAGAACTTCCTGATGTTCCAGTAGAGCCTGAAGCACCACTTGAACCAGATGTTCCAGTAGAACCGTTATCACCAGAAGAACCGTTTGTTCCTGAAGAACCAGAAGCGCCTGATTCACCATTTAAACCATTTATACCTGAAGAACCTGAAGATCCAGTTGACCCTGAAGACCCACTTTCACCACTTTCACCTGAAGTACCAAAACTACCACCATCACCAGATGTACCATCGCTACCTGTAGAACCAGATTCACCCGATTGACCAGATGTCCCAAATGAGCCATCATTACCCGAAGATCCATCGCTACCTGTAGAACCAGATTCACCACTTATTCCTGAAGTTCCTGAAGAACCGTTATCACCGCTTGTACCATCCGATCCTGTACTACCACTTTCACCGCTTATTCCTGATGTACCGTTAGAACCTTCGTTTCCTGATGTACCATCTGATCCAGTTGAACCTGATTCACCACTTATTCCTGAAGTTCCTGAAGAACCGTTATCACCGCTTGTACCATTTGAACCAGTTGACCCAGAGTCGCCACTTACACCCGATGTACCATTAGAACCATCATTACCTGATGTACCATCTGAACCAGTTGAACCGCTTTCACCTGATAAACCACTTGTACCGTTAGATCCGTTATTACCTGATGTGCCATCACTACCCGTGCTACCACTTTCACCTGATACACCAGAAGTTCCACTTGAACCATTATCACCAGAAGAACCATCTGAACCAGTTGATCCCGATTCTCCACTTATACCAGAGGTTCCGTTGGAGCCATCATCACCTGAAGAACCGTTAGTTCCTGAAGAACCTGAAGCTCCGCTTTCACCATTTAAACCATTTATACCTGAAGAACCTGAAGATCCAGTTGATCCCGAAGACCCACTTTCGCCAGATTGGCCAGATGTTCCAAATGAACCATCATTACCTGAAGAACCATCTGATCCAGAGGATCCAGACTCACCTGATATACCAGATGTTCCAAATGAACCATCATTACCTGAAGATCCATCGCTACCTGTGGAACCAGATTCACCCGATTGACCAGATGTACCGTAAGACCCATCAGCCCCACTTGATCCATCTGACCCAGTTGATCCAGACTCACCACTTATTCCCGAAGTCCCTGAAGATCCGTCATTACCTGATGTGCCATCACTACCAGTTGAACCTGATTCTCCACTTATTCCTGAAGTTCCATTTGAACCATTATCACCGCTACTACCATCACTACCAGTTGATCCAGACTCACCACTTATTCCTGAAGTCCCATTAGATCCGTCATTACCTGAAGATCCGTCTGAACCAGTTGAACCACTTTCACCTGATTGACCTGAAGTTCCGTTGGAACCATCGTTACCTGAAGACCCATCTGAACCAGTAGACCCAGATTCACCACTTATACCAGAGGTTCCAAAACTACCGTTAGCTCCTGAAGAACCGTCTGAACCAGTTGAACCTGATTCACCACTTATACCAGAGGTTCCGTTAGAACCGTTATCACCAGAAGAACCGTTAGTTCCTGAAGAACCTGAAGCTCCGCTTTCACCATTTAAACCATTTATACCTGAAGAACCTGAAGATCCAGTTGATCCTGAGGATCCCGATTCACCACTTTCACCTGAAGTACCAAAACTACCGTCAGCTCCTGAAGAACCATCACTACCCGTGCTACCACTTTCACCTGATTGACCAGATGTTCCTGAAGAACCGTCATTACCTGAAGATCCGTCTGAACCTGTGCTACCACTTTCACCGCTTATCCCTGATGTTCCAAATGAACCATCCGCTCCTGAAGAACCATCTGACCCAGTTGATCCAGACTCACCACTTATTCCTGAAGTACCATTAGATCCGTCATTACCAGATGTACCATCTGATCCAGTAGACCCAGATTCACCTGATTGGCCAGAGGTTCCAAATGAACCGTCAGCCCCACTTGATCCATCGGATCCTGAAGACCCAGATTCACCTGATTGGCCAGAGGTTCCAAATGAACCGTCAGCCCCACTTGATCCATCTGATCCTGTAGAACCAGATTCACCTGATTGGCCAGAAGTACCAAAAGATCCATCATTACCTGAAGAACCTGAAGATCCAGTTGATCCCGATTCTCCACTTATTCCTGAAGTTCCATTAGATCCGTCATTACCTGAAGATCCGTCTGAACCTGTGCTACCACTTTCACCACTTATTCCTGAAGTCCCATTTGAGCCATTATCGCCTGATGTACCATCTGAACCAGTTGATCCTGACTCGCCAGATTGGCCAGAAGTACCAAAAGATCCATCATTACCTGAAGACCCATCTGATCCAGTAGACCCAGATTCACCCGATTGACCAGAGGTTCCAAATGAACCATCATTACCTGAAGACCCATCTGAACCTGTGCTACCGCTTTCACCCGATTGACCAGAAGTACCATTTGATCCGTCATTACCTGAAGAACCATTGGATCCGTTTGATCCCGATTCACCACTTATTCCTGAAGTTCCATCAACACCATCAACACCATCAACACCATTTGTACCAGAAGTACCACTTTCACCTGATGTACCAGATTCACCCGATGAACCACTTTCACCAGATTGGCCAGATGTACCGTTAGAACCATCCGCTCCTGAAGAACCATCTGAACCAGTAGACCCAGATTCACCACTTATACCAGAGGTTCCTGAAGAACCGTCATTACCACTACTACCATCACTACCAGTTGAACCAGATTCCCCTGAAGTCCCGTTAACGCCTGTTGTACCAGAATCACCGTCCGAACCGTTAGTTCCTGAAGAACCTGAAGCTCCGCTTTCACCATTTAAACCATTTATACCTGAAGAACCTGAAGACCCAGTTGATCCTGAAGACCCACTTTCGCCAGATTCACCTGAAGTTCCATTTGAACCATTATCACCACTACTACCATCACTACCTGTACTACCACTTTCTCCACTTACCCCTGAAGTTCCTGAAGAACCATCATTACCTGATGATCCATCTGATCCTGTACTACCGCTTTCACCACTTATACCTGAAGTTCCGTTGGAACCATCGTTACCGCTTTCACCTGATGTACCATTACTGCCTGATTCACCAGAAATACCTGAAGTACCAAAACTACCATCATTACCACTTGACCCATCTGATCCTGTTGATCCCGATTCACCACTTATACCAGAGGTTCCGTTAGAACCACTTTCTCCACTTATTCCTGAAGTTCCTGAAGAACCATCATTACCACTAGATCCGTCAGACCCTGTTGAACCTGATTCACCAGAAATACCTGAAGTACCAAAACTACCGTCAGCTCCTGAAGAACCATCTGATCCTGTTGACCCAGATTCACCAGAAATACCAGAAGTTCCATTGGAACCATCGGCACCACTTTCACCTGAAGTACCAGTTGACCCTGATTCACCTGAAACACCTGAAGTACCATTAGAACCATCGTTACCGCTTATCCCACTTGTGCCATCAACACCATCAACACCATCAATACCATTTGTACCAGAAGTACCAGATTGACCACTCGTACCATCATTTCCTGTGCTACCAGATTCACCTGATATACCTGATGTTCCATTTGAACCATCCGCTCCTGAAGAACCATCTGAACCAGTACTACCAGATTCACCACTTACTCCTGAAGTCCCTGAAGATCCGTCATTACCTGATGTGCCATCACTACCAGTTGAACCTGATTAACCACTTATACCAGAGGTTCCGTTGGAACCATCTGCTCCTGAAGAACCGTCAGAGCCAGTTGAACCACTTTCTCCACTTATTCCTGAAGTTCCTGAAGAACCATCATTACCACTTTCACCTGATGTGCCATTACTACCACTTTCTCCACTTAAACCTGAGGTTCCGTTACTACCATCATTACCCGATGTACCATCTGATCCTGTTGACCCAGATTCGCCAGACATCCCCGAAGTTCCGTTGGAGCCATCGGCACCGCTTTCACCTGAAGTACCAGTGCTACCTGATTCACCACTTATCCCTGAAGTTCCTGAAGAACCATCATTACCACTACTACCATCACTACCATTACTACCTGATTCTCCAGAAACACCAGATGTACCATCAGAACCACTCAAACCCGAATAACCTGAAGTACCAGCTGTACCAGAAGTACCTGTTAATAAAGGTGAATATGAATATTCACCAGTAGCTGCATTAAACGACACAAAATAGTTCGGTGAACTATTTTCGGTCATTCCTGTAACAAATAACTCATTTAAAATATAAACACCCTTAAGATCTTGGGTGTTTTCCCACTGTCCAGTGGTATCGTTCCAAACTAAAATGTCCCCTTCATTGGGGCCACTAATTACAACGTCAGATAGATCATCTATTCCAAGATTTTCTATAACGTCTTTTATATTTTGGAAGTTAGCATCTAATTCCGCATAGGATAGTGCCCTTCCTAGATCGTCTCTAAGATAAATTGTTACTGTTGCCATTTATATATGTTAGTTTAAACTACTAACATATAAATAGTATCAAATACTAATAAGGCAACAGTAACAACGTTTTTTTTTACTATTTTTTTATTCTGTGATGTTAACGTTTATTTTTTCACTCTTAATATTATAAGTTAAACTTATTTTACCAGATTTAGGCATTTGTTTACGTAACATTTCGTCTGAAATCGGGTCCTCTACATATTTCTGTATGGTTCTTTGGATTTCCCTAGCCCCGTATAGTTTATTAAAACCTTTTTCCAAAATAAATTCTTTAGATTTTTTATCAATTTTAAATGTAAACCCAACATTTTTTAAGTGATTTTCAAAATCCTTTAATTGTAAATCAATAATTTTAACAACATCATCTTGTGTTAGATAATTAAAATAAACAATTTCATCCAAACGATTAATAAATTCTGGTTTAAAAGTTTTCTTAAGGTTTTTTTCAATAATACTTTTTGAGTTTACAATCGCATCCGCTTCAGAATCATTAAAACCGATTTTAGTACCAAAATCTTGAACCTCTTTCAAACCGATATTTGATGTCATGATGATAATGGTATTTTTGAAATTAATTTTTCTACCGTTAGCATCGGTTAAATAACCCTCATCAAGTAATTGAAGCATAACATTGAAAATATCTGGGTGAGCCTTTTCAATCTCATCAAATAAAACCAAAGAATATGGTTTATTTTTAACTTTCTCCGTTAATTGACCACCTTCGTTATACCCAACATAACCTGGGGGTGCCCCAATTAACTTACTAATATTAAATTTTTCGGAGTATTCGGACATATCGACACGGATAATAGCATCTTGAGAACCAAAAACTTTTTCAGCTAAACATTTTGCTAATTCTGTTTTACCAACACCAGTTGGTCCAATAAATAAGAATGAACCGATTGGTTTAGATTGTTTTCTAATACCAGTTCTATTTCTTTTGATTGATGAAACAACTTTATCGATTGCATCTGATTGACCAATAACACAATTAGCCAATTCACCATCCATTGATAATAATCTTGTTACCTCATTCTCAGAGACTTTACTAACAGGTATACCCGTCATCATTGATACTACTTCGGAGATCATATCATCCGTCACAATATTTCTTTTATCATTAATCGATAACTTCCACATTGAATTTTCTTTATCTAACTCGGTAAGAATTTTTTTCTCTTGATCACGAAGCTGCGCTGCCTGCTCAAAATTTTGGGTTTTAACAACTTGTTGTTTTTGATCCTTAATCTCTTTTAACTTAAGTTCAAGATCCTTTATTTTTTGTGGTGCCTTAACCGCCACCTGAGTTCTTGAACCAGCCTCATCCATGATATCGATAGCCTTATCAGGGAATTCCCTGTTTGTGATATAACGATCAGCCAATGCGATAATTTCATCAATAGCCTCTTCAGTGTATGTTACTTTATGGAAATCTTCGTATTTCTCTTTAATATTCATAAGGATTTCTTTAGTCTCACTTAAGATTGGTGGGTTAACCATAACTTTTTGGAATCTTCTATCTAAAGCACCATCCTTTTCAATATGCTCACGATATTCATCAAGAGTTGTTGCACCAATACATTGGAGTTCTCCACGGGCTAATGCGGGTTTAAATACGTTTGCAGCGTCTAACGAACCCGATGAATTACCAGCACCAACAATTGTATGTAATTCATCAATGAAAAGAATCACATTTGGGTTATCTTTAGCCTCATCAACAATAGCTTTAATTCTCTCCTCAAACTGACCACGATATTTTGTACCAGCAACCAACGATGTCATATCTAATGTTACAACACGTTTGTTCATTAGAGGCCTTGGGCAATCACCGTTCGCAATTTTAATTGCTAAACTTTCAGCGATAGCTGTCTTACCAACACCTGGATCACCAATAAGAATCGGGTTATTTTTCTTTCTTCTTGTTAAAATTTGACAAACCCTCTCAACCTCAGATGCACGACCTATTACAGGATCTAATTTACCTTCTTGTGCTAAAACAGTTAAATCACGACCAAAATTATCTAATGTCGGTGTTTTTGATTTAATATTTTTATTTGCCTCGTTTAATGGTTTCCTATCTCTAGGTAACTCATCATCATTAGAGAATACGCTGGCTTGTGGTGTTGATAATTGTTTAATTTTCTTAGCGATAAAAGTTTTTGTTAAACCATATTCCTTAAAAAGTTTAACAATCGCATTATCTTTTTCCATTGAGATTAGAAAGAAAAGCTCAACAGTGATGTAGTCGGTTGGCTTTTTCCTTACGATACACTCTTTAATTATTTCTTGAAGATCTGACTCAAAAGGTAAGATACCATCTTGTTTACCATTAGATGAATCGGAAAGCCTCTTATTAATGTCATTTAAGTCATTAACCATCACATCAAAATCCAATACTTTGTTTTTGACAACCTCATAAATCATATTCTCAGTAGTAAGGATACCGAATATAACATGTTGTAACCTAAGCATCGAGTCATCATACTTAATTGCCACGGATTGCCCCCTAGTAAAGGCGCTTCTTAACTCATTTGTCATTCTTTCTTTCATGTGCGAATATATATTTTATGCAAAGATAGTAATAATCTTGACATAACCAAACTTTTTTCCTACTTTTGTTAAAAATAAATATTATGGGGAAAACAACAATCTATTTTAAGGACGGTAATTTTATCGAATACTCCGATCAGGATGTAAACAATGTTGTATCTATGATAAGTGGTAACCATTTAATTGTAACAACAAAGTCAACAGAAGAAACTGATAATGGGCCAGTTATCATTAATAATACAATTGTATATGAGTTGGATAAGATAAAAAACTTTGTAAAAATAACACCAACAATAAAATTTAACATCGAAGAAGATCATGTCAGTAACAAGTAAACAGTATTTGGGTGAAAACGTAGTAGTTTCGTATGAAAGCTCAAATATCAAAGAAGGTAAGTACAATACAAACACTAAAAAACTACAAGTAACATTTAATAATGGTGCAATTTATGAGTATGATGATGTGCCCCATGAAACATTTGCCGCAATGAATTTAGCTGAAAGTCAGGGTAAATATTTTAACGCTAATATAGCAAAAGCATACACCTATAGAAAAATTTAACCTATGTACGTTGATATAAGATATGAGTCAAGAGCCAACATAACCTTTCATAACATGGCTAAGGTTTCCATACGTGGTAACCAAAATTACCTTGTTAAATGGTATTATAATGATGAGTTTTTTGGTGAAATGTTTTTAAACGGTGGAACCTGGGGAGCCTATCCGATGAATGAAATAGGGCATTGGAAAATTGAATTTTGGCAAGAGGGTAGATTAGTCTACACTTACACCAACATGCTAGAAAAAAACAATATCTTAATATTGTTTGAAAATGACGGTAACGATTTTGGCGAATTTGCTAAAAAAGTTAAAGAATATTCAGATGACCTATCCGATAGATACGGTTGTAATACGTTTGTTTTTTTTAAAAATTCAGAATTATGTGATTTTAGTGAGCATAAAGGTATTCCATTAAGATTAAACGATGATATTAACAGTTTTAAAATTATTTATAACAAAAAATTATGACGGATAATTTAATTAAAATATACGAAAAAGCCATCCCAAAAGAAGTTTGTGAGTTTATAATAAATGAGTTTGAAACTTCTAAAAATCAAATGGAAGGTATTAGTGGGGCTGGTGTAAATAAGTTGGTAAAATCCTCAACAGATTTGATGATCCATTTAAATTTAGACAACCCAAATTGGTTATACATTTATGATTACTTGAGAGAAAATTTATTAGGTAATTTGGTTGATTACATTGAATGTAACAGTTTCATGACAATGACAGGTGGTTTTGCCACTAAAGCTTCTGCCGTTAGGACGGCCCAATCTTGTTACATGGCTGGTAGTAACGGCCAACCCCACATGCAAATGCAGAGGTACATTGACGACCAAGGTTATTACGCTTGGCACCACGAAAATGAGGGTGGAACAACATCAAAAAGGGAGTTGTTTTTTATCTACTATTTAAATGATGTTGATAGTGGTGGTGAGACCGAATTCAAGTTCAACCCACTTAAAGTCAACCCAGAAGTTGGTAAATTAGTTATAGCACCAGCTTTATGGACACATAAACATCGTGGTAACCCACCGCAAAATGGTCAGTATAAATATATCATCACTGGTTGGATTGAAAAAAAGGATGAACACTATATTTCTGAAGAATTTGAGGAAGATTACCTAATTTAACCGAAAATACAGATATTTATCTGATATGGACAATATTTTAAAAAGTTTTACTGTTCGACCTAGCTTATATTCAGATATTTGGGAAAACCCGTCATCTGATAATTTTAAGGAAATAAAACTTAAAAAAGAGATTAGAGAACGTTTAATTGCGATAGCAAAAGATTTTATTGAAAGTTTTGGTATTGATAGTTTTGCTATTGAAGATATTTTGTTTGTTGGTAGTTTAGCTAATTACAATTGGTCAGAGTATTCTGATATTGATTTACACATTGTTGTAGATAAAAAAGCTGTTAATGATGATAATATTTTAGTTGATGAATTTTTTACGGCTAAAAAAGAGTTATATAACCTAAAACATGATATAAAAATCAAGGGGTTTGATGTTGAGTTATATGTCCAGGATGTTGAAGAGGTTTTGGATGCAGCCGATGGTATATATAGCATACTTTATAGTAAATGGAGAAAAGAACCCAGTAAACAAAAACCAGAGATAAATAAAAAAGATATTGTTAAAAAGGTAAAAGAATTTGATAAAAAATTAAACGACATCGCCAATGAAAAAGATGCGGATGCTAAGATTTTAAAATTAAAAAAATTAAAAGAAAAGATTAGAGCATATAGAAAAAGCGGTTTAAACTCAACGGGTGAGTTCAGTACTGAGAATTTGGTTTTTAAATATTTAAGAAGATCTGGGTATATGGATAAATTAGCTGATATGGGTATTGATGTCAAAGATGAATTTTTATCCCTAGAAAATCTGGAATATTGATATTTTCCTCTTTTTGCTTATATTTATAAGAAGAATAATTATTTTAAATAACTAAGATATGAAACCAATAGGTTCTGAAAAAATAGAAAACGTAGACGATAAATTAGCTAGGATCTTAGAGATTGCTGGTATTAAAAAAGAATTGGTTACTGAAAGTGCGCCAGTTCTTGGTCATTTGTCTAATGTATTACACGAAGCCGTAGCGGCTAACGGTACCGAATATGGTATTGTACAAGAAGAAAAACACGTTTACATTAAAACTAAAAATGAAAACGGTGAATATGATTATTTAACAGGTGTTCAAAACATTCATGAGCATTCTTACAAATCATACGCTGATGCTTTAAAACACTTAAATATGATGTTTAGAGAAATTAACGAATCTGTTGATTTTAAAGAAAACATCGATGTTTTAAAAAAAAAAGTATAACTGAGCGTTATATCCTAAAACTTAAGAATACTGGTACCGCACCAGCAACCGATACAACGGTTGATTCGGGCATTGATACCACAGCTGCACCATCGGAAGAACCTGCGGATTTAGCCACAGATTTCTCAACTGAAACACCAGCTGATACAGCTGTCGATACAACTACAGACCCAGCATTAGATCCAGCCGCTGCAACCGCAGAAGAACCAGCTCAAGAAACTGGGGCTGAAAACACTGATGAACCAATTTTAAAAACGGTTCAAAAACTCACTGGTAAATTAACCCAAAAAATGAGAGATGGTTCTCAGGAATTAGAATCAAAAGATTATAAATACGTTGTTAATTCAATCTTATCTGCAATCGATATGACAAAGATAACAGAAGAAGATATGAATGATATGTTAAATAAACTTCAAAATAAAGATTCTGAAGATACAACAGAAGCCGAACCAACAGCTGAACCAGGTGCTGAAGAAATGGCACCAGAACAACCAGTTCAAGAACAACCAAAAGATTATTTAAGAAGAATACATAAATCAGTTGTGGACGAATTTCTAAATGAAATAAATAAATAATAAAATCCCCGAAAGGGGATTTGTTTTTTTAAAACGTTTTTACTATTATTGTACAAATAAGTTAATATGATAATAGGTGTTTTAGGAAAAAAACGTTCAGGTAAAGATACAACAGGTGATTACCTAGTCGCAAGTAAAAATTTTGTAAAATATAGTTTTGCTAACCCGATCAAACGTGGGGCTATGGAATTGTTTGGTTTTACGGAAGATCAGGTTTTTGGTGATGCTAAAGATGAGATTGACCCAACCTGGGGGATAACCCCAAGATTAGTGCTACAGATAATGGGTACTGAGGTTTTTCAATACGACATGCCAAAATATATACCAGAATTACAAGTATTTGGTAGAAGTTTCTGGGTTAAGCGTTTTGAACAATGGTATAACCAAAATAAAGATCTAGATGTTGTTATTTGCGATGTTAGATTTCAACACGAAGTTGATGCAATATTAAAGATGGGTGGTACGATATTGTCAGTGCAAAGACCAAACCTAAGTACTGGTGATGAGCATGCATCTGAAAAAGAAATGGACTCTATTGTTGGTATTACAACCGAAATAATAAATGATCGTACTTTACATGATTTGTACGATAAGATAGATAATTTGGTAAATGATTTACGAAAACCCCTTAGCTGAAATATTATCAGTACATAAATTTAAAGTTGATACAGCTACAGCTGAAATGTTATGCTACACCTTTAACAGGGAAATAAAGTGTGATAGAAAGATTAACATCGAGTTGTTTAGAAGATTTGCCAAATACAATCCTTTATACATTTTTAGTTGGGGTGGTATCATAAATTATGGGGTAAAAGATCAACCCGTACAATTAAATGGTGTTGAAATCGTTATCCAACCTGGAAAAGAGGAAGAGTTTATGGATGAAAATTCTAATTTTATATTCTATGGTGGGGCAAATTCAGGTCTTCAGTGGTTAGATCAAGAAGATGGTTATGAGGGTGTTTACGGAACTTGTAGAATTAACTTTTAGTTATTTTTAACCTAAGATTACCAGTACCCTTTATAACTCTATGCCAGTCATGTCTTGCTATTTTTAGTGAGACATTTTCTTTTAATGGAATGGGTAATTGATTATCATATTGAAATTTCCAGTCAGTTGTGTTTAACACCTCAATAACACGATCTTCATTATCTCTATGCCACATAAGTTCAATGGGATCAATCTTTTCGTCAAATTCTCTTATGACATAATTGTCACCAACCTCAATGTCTTTGTATGGTTTACCAGTATCCACCAAATTTAGATTTTAAACCGAGTAAACTAGCATATCTAGGTAATCTACATGACCAGTAGGATGCTTTAGTCCTATCTTTTTTATTCGCACAATCATGTCTAGAAGCAAACGCTTTACGTGCCGCTGGGTTATTTAATTTAACAGATAAACCAGTTGTATCACCAAAAGAAACTTTCTTAATACCACCACCTGGTTTTCTAACATAAACATAAAACTTTTTAGAACCACCTCTTTTAGGTTTACCAAGCTCAACTTCCTTACCCTGATACTTTGCTTCAGCTATAAGTTCGTCTTCTGGCATATCTTCAGTAAATGGTAAATCCAATGGAACCATCTGACCCTCAAATAAATCAAATCTACCTAAATCTGTGTTTTCAAATAACTTTGTGTCTAAAGCGGATAACCTAATTACCTTCTTTTCCCAAAGCTCCCTAGCTTCTTTAATTAGGAAAGCGTGTTTTTCACTACCAGGTCTATATTCATTTTCTAATAAAGGTATGCTATTACTCAAATGGTATTTTACGTCTTCAGAAACCAGATCTTTTAATATCCAAGAGTCAAAATTTTCCATTAATTTTTTTTCAATGGATAACTCAAAACACTCCTCACAAATAACCTCTGATTCAGAAATTAACGGTTCAAACTCTTTGTTTTCATACATATCATTAATAACTTCAAAAACAAAAGAAAGATCCTTATACTCTGGGTTAACAACAACATGATAACAATCATCAGATTTTTCCATCATGGGTTTACCAAAATTATCTTTATTTTTTGAGATGTAAAACGCTGGGTTTTCAGCTTCCTCATGAATTGAGAACAATTCCGAAATCACATCAAGACTCAAACCCTCATCTTTGGGGGATGATAAAGTGTTATTTTTTGAACCTCTTTCATTCAAAATTTTAGCCATTTGGCTTTCGGTCATTTTGTATATTTTTTTACCCATTACTAATGATATTATAATATAAATATCTCTTTAAATGAATAAATTCTTAAAATCATATACATTATTTGGTATTGGGCTTAAACGATCAAAACCGTAAAAAGCACTCATATTTGATTGTTCTCTTATTGTTTGATTATTAACTAACATCTTAGAGTGAAAACTATCAATTAATCTTGGTGTTGCGTAACCACACACAATAAACTCAGTATCACTAACTTTGCAAACAAAAATAGCTTTTTTATACATTGGTCTGTAAAAAATCGGAAACTCATTGTAATTAAACATAATAACATCAACCCACTTTTCAAATGAGTTTCTTAATTGCTGTAAGGGTTCAACATTAACATTGTTGTAATCCATAATCGGATGTTTTATACGTTTTGAAATCGCTGTTATTGCGCATGTTAACGTGAACATATCTTTGTATTTCTCATTATTTTTATTTAGTTTTGTTGTGTTGTGTTTGTGTTTAACAACAGCCCTAATGTATGAAACGCAATTATGGATGTCCCTTTCATCCAACTTAATTCTGCTGAATTTTTTTATGTGCGTATCGAACGCACCTTTAAATGTTATAATGCTCATGACACAAAAGTAAAAAAAAATTTGTTTATAACCAAATAAATTCCTAATTTTGTAAACATGAAAGGATATACTAAAGAACAACTTGAGTTTATTGAGTTTAGCGGACCAGAATCCGTAATATTGTCAGCAACAGCTGGTAGTGGTAAAACCCATTCCACGGTGGGTAGGTTAAATCACCTATTGGATAACGGGGTTGACCCAAACAGAATAATCTTTTTCTCATTTACTAATGATGCTGTAAATGAATTAAGACACCGTATTAACAGTGATGTTAAGATTACAACCATACATAGTTTTACCAGTGGTACGTTGGCAAAACTAGGTAAGTTTAAACCCATTGTCACATTTTACGATTTTATAAATTGGTACCGTGATAAAAAGAAGCCGTCTTTTAAAGACCCAAGAAAAATAAGAGAGGAATATTACGCTACTATTGAAAGGTTTTATGAAGAGGGTGCCAGTATATCATCATCTTTTTCGGCATATAAACTACAATTTTACGATGGTGTTAAATCACCAAAACCAAATTTTTATGACCACTACATTGCCTTTTTAAAGGAGACTAATAGCCGTGATTTCTCTGACATGTTAATTGACACAGAAAAATTAACAAGAGACCCTAAACATAAAGAATTTTTTGACGGTATGTATGATTATATCTTTATTGATGAGTATCAAGATACATCGACACTCCAAATGAAAATCTTATCCGCAATTAACGCAAAACAATATTACCTTATTGGTGACAAGAACCAATCAATCTATGGTTTTTCTGGAGCTAATTGCGAAAAAATTGAATCGTTGTTAAAACAAAAGAAAACTGTTGTTGAGTTAACCTTAACAAAAAACTTTAGGTCTCATAAAAAAATTGTTGAGAACGCAAACAAATTTAGCTCGTTAATGGCTATACCTGAATCGGAACATGAGGGTTTTGTTGATGAAAAATTCATAACAAAAAAGAGATTATTTGAGATGATGTTAGACGGTAAACCCTTAACCGTTCTTGTTAGAACAAACAATATTATCAAAGAGATTGAAAAGCAAGCTCTTAAGAAAAAAGTCCCAATGCGTTATTTTAACTACATAACAAAAACGGATCTTGATAACATTAAAAAATCAAACATAACAGATAGCCTTAAAAAGAAATTAAATGATGTATTACCCTACTTCTTAAATAACCAAGACTTCATAGATTTTATTGAATCTAATATCGACTCCGATGTATTTGTAACATCAATACATAAAAGTAAAGGTAGGGAATTCCCAAGATGTGTTGTTATTAATTCAGCCGATCCAGATATGTTAATAAAACATGGTAGTTTAACACATAGTTTGGCAGAATATTCATTTATAACAGACGATGGTGATATTGATGAAGAAGGTAGAAACATACATTATGTTGCGGTTACCAGACCAAAAGAAGAATTATACTTCATGATTTACGATGATTTGTAAAATATAAAAAGCCACCTATTACGGTGGCTTTTTTATAGAGGTTGTTTAAATTTTTGACTTTACGTTACCATAAGTATTGGTTCAAGGGTAATCATAATTAACTCATAATTAACCCTTTACCTGAATTTGATTTTTTTTCTAAAGTTATCTTCTACCCTGTCCTCTATATGGTTTCTTGTAGTTTTTACTCTGTTTACCCTTACTTGTTTTATTCTTAGAATGGATACCCTTTCTATTCTTTTTGATTTTACGTCTAAACTCCTTAATACCTGATGAGGAAGTTTTCTTTTTACCTGGTGCTGCCATAGTTAGTTTGTTTTAGTAGTTGTTTAGTTTTTTCAATAAATATATTGATAAAAATGAAAATTATCCTATAATCTTAAATATTTATTAAAAACAAACATATGATTATTTTTTACAATAGATTCGACAAAACAAAAGAGCCAATCGGCAGAACTAACAAACACGCTTCAAGGTTAGAGGCCGCAAAATTTTTTGCTGAAATTAAAAAAATGAGTCTTAAGGATTTTTTGAAAGTATTTACTGTTAGTATAATAAAATAAAAAATCAAAAAAAGAATTATGTTATTAAAAGTAGGTTCAAAAGGAGATGATGTAAAAAAACTCCAAGCGAAACTGGGTACGACAGCTGATGGCGCTTTCGGTCCAGGTACAGAAAAATTAGTTAAAGAATGGCAAGCTGCCAATGGTTTAACAGCTGATGGTATTGTTGGTGATGCGACTTGGGCAAAAATGGGTTTAAATGAGGGCGCTGCCCCAGCTAAACCAGCTGCCGCTCCAGTAGCTATCCCACCATCTAGCTTCAAATTAGAAGCATTAAAAGGTCATATCCCTGATGCGGTTATTGCTCAGATCCCTGACACAGCAGCTAAATTCAACATTACAAACGTATTAAGATTAGCACATTTCTTGGCACAGTGTGGTCATGAATCTGGTGGTTTTAAAGCTGTTAGCGAAAACTTAAATTACAGCGCTGATGGTCTTAAAAAAATATTCCCTAAATATTTTCCTGGTAATTTAAATGAGTCTTATTCTCGTCAGCCAGAAAAAATTGCTAACCGTGTATATTCATCTCGTATGGGTAATGGTGATGAAGCTTCTGGTGAAGGTTTTAAATTCAGAGGCCGTGGATACATTCAATTAACTGGTAAATCAAACTACACAGCGTTTGACAAAATGGTTGAGGAGAATATAATTGAAACGCCAGATCTTGTTGCAACAAAATATCCTTTAATGTCAGCGGCATTTTTCTTTGATTCAAATAAACTTTGGTCTATATGTGACAAGGGTGCTGATGATGCAACGGTAACAGCTGTTACAAAAAGAGTTAATGGTGGTACAATCGGTTTAGCTGATAGAATCAAACATTTTAAAGAATATTACAATTTACTAAAATAAATAAAAAACTAATAAAAAAAAATTATGGACGAAATTATGGGAATGGTAAAACTATTTGCTGGTACTTACGAAGTTAACGGCTTTATGTTTTGCGATGGTAGAAAATTACCAATTAATGGTAACGAGGCGCTTTTTAGTATAATCGGTACTATATACGGTGGTGATGGTATCACAACATTTGAGATACCAGATTTAAAAGATAAAGCACCTGAGGGTATGCATTATATGATTTGCGTGCAAGGTATTTATCCACCAAGATATTAATATAATAAAATAAACATAAAACTAAAAAACAATTAAAATGGCATTTGTAAAAAATTTAAATGGAAAGGCTGTAGAATGTGAGTACGAAGATGGTGCTTTATTGGTACCCGCATCTGGTTATGTAGCTGCTATTGTACAATCCAACGAAATTCATTTCTTTGGTGCTGCTGATGATGAAGGTGTTATCGCCATCGGTTCAACAGCTAATGGAAGTTCAGTTGAAACATTAACTGAAGCTAAAGCGGCTATTGCTACTTTAGGTACTTTATTCTTAGATGGTGTTGCTGTCTAATTAAAATTAAACAAAAAATAAAGGCTTGGTTTTTACCAGGCCTTTTTTATTATTGTACTATGAGTTTTAACAAAAGATATGTTGACAGTCGTAAAATTTTAATATATAAAGATAGGTTAGAAGACCTCTTTACTAATAAAATTGACGCATTTATATTTAATGATAATTTCTCAAAAGAGATATTTGATTTATATGAGGAAAAAAAATTTGATTTAATTAGGGATCGAATACTTGAATATGAGACTAAATCGCTGATCTAACGGCTTTACATTTTTATTTAATTCTGAACTAATTGTCGATAAATAACCCTCATAAACAAAACCAATAGACGTTGTTTTTTTAATCGCCTTTGTTATCGATAGATTGTAATTACCGACAGTGTTTCTTACCCATATTAAATCATTAGTCGATACAACAGCTGGTTGTAATAATAAATTATGCTCAACGGTGTAATCAGTCACTTTATATTTAAACGTATGTCTATAAGAAACTCTTTTACTACCAAACCAGAGTTTTGATATTTCTGATCTGTCATACACATATGCAAGTGAAACACTGCCACCTAATTTATTAGTCTTAAAAGATTTTTTAAGACCCATACCACCAGAAACACTTAAATCTAAATTTTTAACTAAAGAATGCTCAACAGTTGAAAATAGTATCACACTGTAATTGTTTTTAACTTCTTTCCAGGAAAATATATTTAACCTAGCATCCTCAGACTGTTTAATAAATTCGTTATTCTTTTGCCCATAAAATAAAAAATAATATGGGTTTAAACTAACCCCAATGTCCTTTTTTTTATTATTAAGTTCATAACTCATTTTAGACGTTATCTGAACATTTTTATTGTTTCCAGTAAGTAACACCCCACCTAGGTCGAAACTCTTTATTTGGGCCTCTAAATGACCAAAAAAACATACTAATAATACTGTTATAAAATACTTCATATTATAGTTTACTAACTGCATCAATTATACCTTTTTTCATAGCAATACCTATTGATGATTTGCTAAATGGCACTTTACCTTCTTTTAGTTCAATAAAAGCGTAGCTAGCTGTTGTAGCTGACTCGCCAATACCATCAACAACCGTTTCACCAAAATGAAGTTTCAATAATATTTGAGTTGTTTCTGTAGCGGCACCAACACCAGCGATTCTGAAAGTTGTTGACGGTGTACCAACTCTAGTAATCTCAACCATAACTGGTATAGCGTTTTGTTCACATAATGAATACTTTTCGGATAACACCTCTTCGGTTATTTGTTTAACCCCGAATAAGATATTCCTATCTTTAAACTCTTTTATTTTCATTGTGCTGTAAACTGAATCTACCTTAACACAAGTTTGAGAAAAAGCTGATACTGGTACTATTAGTACAAATATGAGCGCTAAAATAAACTGTTTCATAATTTTATTGTTTATAACCTGTTTTTATTATATAAAAATTTGAAGTCCCGTTATGGGTTAAATTATCAACCATAAGTGACTGAGCCCCAGTATAGGTTGTTTTTAAATTATTATTAGATCCGTTAATCACTGACCACTGTGCTGATGTAAATAACCTATAATTAGGGGTTAAATTTAACCAGCTTGGTAATATATTATTATTTCTTTGAAACACCAGAACAACATCTGTTATTGTTAACATATCGTTTCCATTTACATCCATTCTGTAATAATCTCTCGCATTAAAAGATTGGGTTAATAACTTTTGGTTAAAAAACTGAGCATCAGTAATACTGGGTAGTAAAACGGTGATACTCTCACCAGCAATCAACCTAAAATCATTTAAATTAACGCTTTCATTTGTTGTTATTGTGTATTTTCCATTAGCATCTGTTGTATACGTCCCATATAATGTGTAGTTTGTTTGAGTTTTAATCTTATAGTATAGTTTTACAGATATACCAGATACCCCAATATTTTCAGTGTTATACACATATCCCGAATAAGCAAATGGGTTTACGATTATAATACCATTGTTTGAGTATGTATAACCACAAGTCCCACTTTGTAACTGGGCCCTGAATAAAGTTGCGTCAGTCTGATTACTGTATGTATAG